CAATTGGGGACGCACCACGCAGTGCAACATCACCCACCGTCGAAAGACGGTGACCGATCCAAAGGAGCTAGTGTGTCCGCACCGAAATTGCGTAAGAGGACGCATGCCAAGAGAAATCTTGGCAATGCGTTCATCGAACGTAGAGATTTTGATACAAACACGGGGTTAACAACTGTTAACACCTATGTGAATACCAAGATCCAATCGCGTGCGGGAAACCAATCAACGGTTTCCGAAGGGCATCCCTTTAAGGCGCGTAAGCGCCCTCCAGGGGATCTCGGAGGCAAATTCTCCACTGTGGATACCCGGGATCGAACGAAACGAGGTGGTTTTTACTCGTGGGTGTCGATTCCCGGTACTGTACCCTCAGTGAAGGCGAGTATTACGCATAAGCTTAATACTTACGCTTGCGATCCGAGTGCCATGGAAACTCCCCCTGATTTCAGTTCGACTGAGTCGATGCTGAATAAGAAGGGAGCAACCGCAATAGCGAGGTGTAAGCCCACCAATTCCGTCGCTGATCTCAGCGTCTTCCTTGGTGAGCTTGTTAAGGACAGACTACCGTCTGTTCCTCTCCTCCGAGACATTGAACGGAAAGTCGGTCTTGCCGTTAAGGCAGGAGACGAATTTCTGAACGTAGTCTTCGGATGGGAACCTATGATTGCAGATTTGAAAAAGTCTGCAAAAGCGATTCAGCATGCTCAAAAGGTAATTCACCAATTTGAGCGTGATGCTGGAAAGCAGGTTCGCCGTCGCTATACATTCGACACACTATCCATCACCGATCAAGCTCTTATTGGTACCAATAGAGAGGCCTGGTATGGGCCTACTTCACATGGACCAACGAGCACGGAGATGGGCCAAGGCCCATTAGTAAGAACGCGCGAGGTGACCCAAGATACTTGGTTCTCCGGTGCGTTCTCATATCACATGCCCTCAGGTTACCTGGGGAATGGTGATGTGGTGGGCAAGGCCGATAAACTTCTCGGCCTTGAGCTGACTCCCTCTGTACTTTGGGAGCTAGCGCCTTGGAGCTGGGCTATAGACTGGGTTACCAACATTGGGGATGGTCTTTCCAACCTTAGTGATTGGGCTCAGTTCGGTCTGGTTTTGCGGTATGGGTATATCATGGAAACAACTTCCGTGAGAGATACCTATACACTGGTTACCCATGGAACTAATAACTCCACGTGGTACCCAGAACCGGTCGTTCTTGACACTGTTGTCAAGAAACGATTTAAAGCAAACCCCTTTGGTTTTGGCGTAACCTGGGAGGGATTGAACCCTCTTCAGCTCGCCATAGCTGGCGCTCTGGGAATTACCAGAGTGTAAGCAGTTGCATTTGTAACTGCGTTAAAACACCAACAGCGGCAACACTGCCGCAAGGAGTTGTGCCTAATGGCTCTAACCGATCCCCAGTCAGTCACTATCAACGCGGTGGCGATCTCGCTTCCTCGGACCTCGGTCTCTGGAAGTAAGTCGTCGTACGAGTCGAGTGACGGACTTGTGCGTGAGACGTTCTCTACGACGCCTGGAAACAGGGGTCGTAAGCGGCGTCTCATGCGGATTGACCACTCGAAGTTGACTCCGAATCCGTTCGACACATCGAACAACGTGGAGGTGTCCATGTCTTGTTACATGGTCATCGACACGCCGCCCGATGGGTATACGAACACGGAGGCAAAGCAGGTCGTAGATGGGTTTCTTGCCCAGCTGCAGGCCTCTTCGGGTGCTCTCATCACCAAGATTCTTGGTGGCGAGAGTTAGGATCTGATATTCCTTACGAATTTGATCGTACGTTCGGCGGGCCTTACAAGGCCATTCCGGACCAAGCGATCATTCTAAAGGAGGTTCTCGTATGGCTACAGATCGTCGAATTCCTTCGAACGACCGGCGTCATCGAGACCCCGAGGCGAGAGAGAGGAAAGATGACAAATCTTTCTTTCGACCTCGATCTCGGGTGGTTGCCATAGCTCTTGGAGCTGTGGTCCTATTTTCAGATCCTGGGTTCATTGGCTTTATCAGCAGTTGGATCGCTGATAATTGCTTCTGAGTCTATAGCCTTAGGCTAAGGAAAGTCAACCTCTAGATAAGGAGGAGCTTTGAAAAGCCTAATGCAACTCTGGACCAGGGTAGCTAATGAATTGGCTACCCGATGCCGCACTAGCGCAACTCTCGACATCAAATATGTCGAGAGACGTGTCAAACACGAGGGTATATCGTTTCTCACGATAACCTTACCTACCTTTGGAAAAAGCCTTGAAAGAGGCCTCGACCAGGGGTATGTAGATCGCAACCTGTTCATGGGTTTCCCATGGCAGGCAGGGCTCCCCCGATTTCTCGGAGGTTTCCTCGATCATGTGTTTGACCGCCAGTCCGGTGTGCTTCTGGATAACCCAACTGTTGTTGCAATTCAAGCTATACGTCAACTTACGTTGATGTATGGCAAGATTCTCATCGAGTGCAGTGATGCACGCGTTCGAGATGCAATGCGCGGGTATATCCAGTGTGATCAGGAAGTACAGATCTCTGATTCTACTATAACAGACTCACAAAGAGCCGCCTTTAGTAGAGTTTCGAGATTGCTCTATGGAGAAGTGTTTGAAATCTTAGACAGTAATGTCTTTGATAGAACTCTTCTCCCAAAGCACGGGCCCGGTGTTACAGCTGATCGTATTCTGGGTAACCAGAAGTACCTTCAGCACACTTGGCCTGCTCGACTTGAGGCATACTTTCCTTACGGGGAGTACGCTGTTGCTAATTCGCATTATGCGGAGAGCACACAAGTCGCCTTCCTAGAACCCGGTCAGGAGTTTCCCGCTAGGGTTATTCCTGTTCCTAAAACGCTCAAGACTCCACGGATAATTGCCGCTGAGCCTGTTGCACTTCAATATGTGCAGCAAGCTGTGGCGGATAATCTGTGGTCTGCCATGAGGAGAGATGACAATCTCCGGCAGATGATCGGCCATCGAGAACAAGAAACTAACCAAGTTCTTGCTCGAAAAGGGTCCATGGATGGATCCCTTGCTACGCTTGATTTAAGCGAAGCGTCCGACCGTGTCTCGAATCAGCATGTACAGCTGATGACAGATGATTTTCCCTATTTGCAAGGGGCGATCAATTCCTGTCGCAGCTGGAAGGCTGATGTGCTTGGAGAGGTTATTTACCTCAACAAGTTCGCGTCTATGGGTTCAGCACTCTGCTTCCCTGTGGAGGCCATGGTTTTTCTTACCATGATCTTTGTAGGGATAGAAGAAGTGCTAAGCACACCGCTCACCAAGGAAATGGTTTCCCATTTCCGAGGTAAGGTGCGTGTCTACGGAGACGATATCATCGTCCCCGTAGATTTAGTGCATACCGTGATCCGAACGCTCGAGTCTTTCGGGATTCGAGTGAACTCGGCCAAGTCTTTCTGGACCGGTAGGTTCAGAGAGTCATGTGGGAAGGAATATTTTGCTGGACACGATGTAAGTATTACTCGTGTTCGGCGGATGTTCCCTTCATCACGGCAGGACGTTCCGGAGCTCGTTTCACTAATATCTTTGAGGAATCAGCTATATGCTGATTACCTCTGGGATACGTGTGATTGGTTGGATTCCCAGATCGAGAAGCTAATTAAACACTTCCCGGTTGTTGGGCCCAATTCTCCGGTTTTAGGAAGGATCTCGTACACCGAGTCGTTTACGACTCAACGCGTTGATCCTGAGCTACACAAACCTCTTGTCAAAGGTTATGTAGTTCGCGCACGTAGTCCTCGAGATAAACTCCAGGATGAGTACGCCCTAACTAAGTGCCTCCTTCAACTCGAGTGGAGGAACCGAGAGGATCCCGTGGACATTAAATCCAGGGACCTCGAGGCTTTCCTCGACAAGTTGGAGGTCGGCGGTTTGCCAGCTGCCGATGATGAGCACCTAGAACGTGCTGGACGTCCTCAGTACGTCAGCATCAAACTGAAATGGGCATCTCCAGTTTAACAGCTGGGGGTGTAGGGCTTATGCCCCACAGGGAGACAGCAAG